ATTTTGGTTCCCCAATTCATGAATTTTTTAAATTCACGAAAAGGAAAATCATCATTCAATTCGTCTGTTATATCAAATAACTCTTCGTTGTACGGGACATTTATCTGATGAATGGGTATTAAATTCTTAAATTTCATGAAAATATGTTTAGGAATTCTGAATAAGATTTTATCATCTAATTCTTGAATTTTTTGAACATGTTTTCCATGTAATTTAAAAAGATAAATCCATTTATCGATTTGGGTAGGGATTCTATCAAGTGATAAACCGAGTCCTCCATATTCTACAGGAATATCAATACTTTGTAATGTTCTTTGTAAACTATGTTTGTTAAATGTAACAACATTAGGTTTAGAAAAAACTTTTAAAGCAGTTGATATCGTTTGTAGATTATGGTCTTCTCTGATCAGACAATTAAAGCATCCTGTTGGGATAACTTTAAATGTTTCGACATGACGTTCTACTAGTTGTGAGTTTATGGTACCAAAAAATCTAGATTCATAATTCTTTCCTATAGATGGTTTAAGACCCATCTGTGAAGAATTATATTTCCATTTTTTAATGGTTCTTCTACTTTCACAAAATAGAATGTCATCGCCGTTGATCTTCGCTGGAATATCTTCCAATGATAGAATATCTAGTGCGTGGCCGATCGTAACAGCGTTAGCTATACATAATATAGGAAATGATAATAAAGATCCCATCAGTTGTCCATTGGTTTGGATAACTGGAGGAATATTTGTTTCTTTAGGATACTCAATAATATGAGGTCCTGATTCCCTTAAAACGTATTTAGCTAATGGTTCTGGAACATGGTTTGCAATCATTTCACCAGCTATTTTCATTAAATCCATATGAATTAAATCTGTTGCTGACTCATAATCTCCAGATAATAAGATATTATGCTTATTACTAAGATTAAGTGTCGACAGATCAATTTCAGGATTGGAAGTTAATGAAAACAGGGGAAATTTTTGCATAGATTTCCAAAGGGCCCTTTGAACGGGTTTCAGGATAAAATTGTTTGCTTCACCTTTTGTGATCATACGAACCTTTAATGGTTCCGGTATGGCACATGCCTTAACTCTTGGAAGAGTTTCAGGGCAATGAGGAAAACAAATACTTAATCCTGGTTCGCCAAAGATTCCTTTGTTAATCGATTGATGTAACATGTTTTCTGAATGGTCAAACCTTTGATCATATTTTGTTAATGCCTCTGAAACAATTAGATTAATTAATTCATCCTGTGTATAGTTTACCACTTTTGATGGTGACCTA